CGGCTGACACGACCGAATCGCCGGTCTCGCAATGCTCGTGGATCGGCATCAGGTCTTCCTTGCGGTAGGTGCGGGTGGCGGCGAGGCCGCAGAGTTCGCATGGGTTGCCGTCGGTGACGCGCCGCCAGCCGACGATCGTGTCCTCCGAGCTCATCCAGTCGCGCGCGGAGTTCGTCTGCGCGAGTTGGAGATCGGTGGCGGCGAGCTTCGTGAGTGCGGCGAGGCCGGAGTCGACGGCCTGTGCCTGGTCGGCGCCCTTCGCGAGTTCCGCGCCGAGCGCACCGAACGGACGGCCGTAGACGACGTCGGCGGGGACACCGCGGAGCGCGGCGATGGTGTAGAGCGCCGGGTCGAGCCCTTTGACGGTGCCTGCGCCGGTTGCCTGGAGCATCTTGGCGGCCATGTAGGCGTCGACGAGTGCGACGGTGTGGCGTTGCCCTGCGGCGACGACCTGGACGGTCTGCATGACAAACAGCCCTCGGTCGTGGTAGAGGCGCGCCCAGATCGCCGCCGCGGACACTGTGACAGCCGTGGAGAGCCGCCGTCGTTGAACCTGGTAGGCGTGGTCGAGCGGCGACAGTACGGCGCTCACTCGTCGTCACCCTCAACCGCGGCAACCGCATCGAAGAACCCAGAGGCAGCCACATAACGGCACCAGCCCTCAGACGTCCAAGGCGGAAGATCCTCGTCACCGAGCGCGTCGCCAGAGCGCGTGACCATCCCACGCTGACCATCGGGGCCGCATGTCTCGTAGATCAGAACCCAGCCCGAGAGGATGTGTCCCTCGAACGCAGTCTCCGCGTCTAGGGAGGCATCGAGCGTGTCGTGGATCACGCGCCGCTGCTTGGCGACAGGAGAGTCCGAGTCGACGTCGCTCATGCGGCGACGGGCGGGGGAGTCGCGTCAGACGGCGGAGGGGGCGGCGTGAGTAGCTGCCGCATCAGCATGTCGGCGGCCTGCATCGACGCGAACCGCGAAATCTGAGTCTGGCTGAACCCGAGCAACTCCTGCGCGGCCTCCAGCGGGATCAGCCCTGCCGCGAACTGCTTCATCACGGCGTCGGTGACGACGGCCATCGAATCGGTCTGCGCGTCCGCCCACACAACCTCAGAGTCGACCGGCGAATCGGGTTCGCCGGCGAAGCGGCGCGCAAGCCGGATCGCCTCCTCGAGCCCCTCACCGAACGGGCGCTGCTTCCGCTCCACTTTCTTCACCAGTCCGGCTTCGGCGGCGCGCAACGCGTCCCCGGACGGCTCCTGCCCCTCCGGGAGCAGGTAGTGCTTCGGCATCCGTGTCGTGACGGCGATGTGCGTGACCTTCTGCTCGATCGCCTTGATGTACCCGGTCAGGTCGGTCGCGGAGAACTCGCCGAACTTCGTCTCAGAGTTCTCCGCGACCCACAGCTTGTCGATCGCGACGTCGAACGGCTCCTTCGGCTTCCCCGTCTTCTCGTCTTCCATGATCGTCAGGCCGACAGCCCAGCGCTGCTTGTGCGCACCGAAGTAGCCGGCAAGGGCGAGCAGGAAGAGGAAGCCGTTGATGGCGTTCTGGATCCGGTACACGTCCGCGAGTTCCGACTCGCCCTCGCAGAGCAGCCTTGGCCGGTTCCGCAAAGGGATGATCGGGACGACGCCGAGCGGATTCTTGACGAACTCGTCGGTCAGTTCGACCCAGCGGGGCTTGTCGTCACCGCTCACTGCTGACGATGCGGCAGTCGAGGGTCCAGCGTCCGGCACCTTCGCCTGAAACTTGTAGATCCCGTCGGGCAGGTACACGTTCGCGCGACGCAACCCCGTCCAGTCATCCATCCACATCTTCAACGCGGCGGCACGCTGCCGAAAGTTCGAGCCCGGCTTGTAGCCGACGATCGTCTGTGTCGGATCCTCAACCGCGATCGACGGGTATGGATCACCCGCCCAGACGGACAGGTAGGCGCAGCCCTTCACGAGCGCCTCGACGAACGCCGACTGCGACTCGGCATCCATCTGGTTCGCCTGCCAGATCGCCCACGACGGCTCGTCGGCCTTCGCGTCGGTTGCCGCGCTGAGCCGGAACCCCGAGACGATCAGGCGCTCCTCGACCGCGTCGACGACGAGGCGCATGAAGTTCGAGCGAGAGTCCTTGAGGAGCTGACTGAACTCGTCGCGCATCTTACTTCCGTGTGCCTTCGTCAGAAACGGCAGCGGGTGGTCTCCGGAATAGTAAGAGTCCATCAACTGCATACCGCTCTGCCTTGTCGCGAGCTCGCCGGCGAGCTTTTCCAGCCACCAGAGTGGCGCCTGAGGTTTCGGATCTGCCATCTAGCGAAGCCCCCTTTGGGCGGTTAGCTAAAAGCCGAAAGAGCGGTTGGGCTTCGGCTCATCCTCGCCGGCGGCGAAGCAGTCGCCGCGGGCCTCCCACGAGAGCGCGCCGGCAGCGGCGGCGTCGATCTTCCGTGGCGAGTGCGGCCTGTCCTTCGTGAGGACGTAGAGGGGTTTGCCGTCGTCGTCGTACATGTTCAGCTCGCGCTTGACCGCGTTCGTGATGTGGCGGCCCATCAGCTCGTCGCCGTCGTTGGACAGCTCGGCAGTCAGGATCGCGTCGGCGTACGAAGCAACCATCGCGGCGGTCGCCCGAAGGCGGTTCATCAGCCACGGCAGCACCTTCTTGGCGCCGTAGCGGCCCTGCCATTTCTCGAAGAGCGGGTGGATGTTGCCTGCACTCGAGCCGGGGTCGACGTAAACGCGCCACACGTCGTACCTGGTCAACGCGTCAGTGAGCACACCGTCGACTTCTTCCATCGGGTGCTCGTAGTCGTCGTCGGCGTTGTCGGGCTTCTCCCAGATCCCGAGCGGCCACTGGTAGCCGGTCTTCACCTCGGTCGCGACGATTGCGAGGGCGTCCTCGAAACGAGCGCCGTCGATGCCGATCGTGATCCGCGCATCCGGCTTCACGACATAGTCGTGGTCGGCGAGCTCTTCCCACTGCGGTGCCGAGACCCACTTGTCTTCGGGAGCGACGATCTGGTTGAGGTAGAAGCGCCTGGAGAGAGCACGGCTGTTGCGAGGGTCGTAGATCTCCTCAACGTGGCGGTCCTCGTCGAGCCAGACGGAGTCGCCGCGGGCGGCGCGCAACCCGGCGCGCAGCTGCAGCTCGTCGTCGAGGTCGATCTTCTCGGGCGCCTCAATGCTGTCGTACATGACGCCGGCGGCGGGCGCCTGGCCGAGCATGATCTTCTGCCACGCTTCCCAGTCGCGCTCCGCGTCGGAATCCTCGCCGGGCTCGTGCGCGTTCGAGATCGCAAGCACCCGAGAGGAGGCGTCGCGTGCCTTCGTCGCGTTGCGGGCGATGACCTCGGCCATCGCATGCCCCTCGTTCGCCATCCGCCAGTGCTGCGTCTCGTTCTTCAGCACGAACGACGCGCGCGGCCCCTCGAGCGACCGCGGGGACGACGTGACGGACTCAAGCCGGCAGCGCCCCTTGTGCGCGTAGATGATCTCCTTGCCAAGGTCGATCGAATATTCACGGAGCGCGTCGTCGGAGAACATCCCCGGGAACAGCGTCATCGTGTTCCGCGTCTGATCCTTCGACACAGCGGCGGTCAACACCCACGCCGCCGGGTGAGCGACAGTTACCGGGTCGCCGTCGGCGTTCCAGCCGCCGAACCTGCACGGCCCAACGAACTCAGCCGCGCAAAGCGTCGCACCGACCGGATCCTTGCCGGTAAACCCCACCCCTTGACGCGGCGGAGCATCCCGTACCGGTAGACGAATCGGCCGTGTTGGTCGACTGCATACCACCAGAGGATGAAGCGGGCCTGCTCGTCCGTGTACCGCCAGGAGCGGCCGGCGTCAGGCCCGTCGGGCTGACGCAGATAGTCGGCTGTCCAGGCGAGAACGTCCCAGCCGAGCGTCTGCTCGGGCAGGATCCAGTTGCCCTTTTTGTCGCGCTGCCACGTCGGACCGAACGAGACCGGCGTGACAACAGGAGTGGGGGAGATCACCCCCTCTCGCGATTCGTCTTCGTGACGTGGCACTTCCGGCACAGCACCTGCAGCTCGAACTCGCCGCCCGCGGCGCACTCTGCGGGGTAGCCGCTCTGCTTCAACCAGCGGAAGAACGCGTCGCCATGACCGACGAGGTCACGGTGCATCTCGCCGTTGCCGTGAACGTGGTCGAGCTCGAGCGTCTCAGTCGCGGCACAGGCAATGCAGGTGAGGCCGTAGTGGGCGCGAACCTCGCCGCGCAGCGCGGCTGCAACGTCGCGAGCGTACGCGCGGCGATGCTCAGCCTCGGTGGGGTAGCGCGTATGGTCGCGAGCGTGAGCGCGGCCGTCGTCGCGCCGTCGGCGATCCGACGCGGCGGTCTTGCACGTCCGAGAGCAATAGAGCGCACCGCGGCGCCGGCCGGTCATGTCGCCACGGCAGTTCGCGCACGCGCGCCTACCGCTTGCGACTGCCACTGCTCGCGCTCTTCTTCTTCGCGGTCGTGCGCTTCGGCTTCGGCTTCGGCTTCGGCTTCGTGACGCCGAGGTTCTTCCGGTAGTCCGCGAGAGCGGTCACTCCGGCCGGCTGCTCCACGCCCGGGTCGCGCTCGATCTCCATCCGGACACGACGGCGTGACGCCTCGGTCGAGAGCAGATCGTTCATCGCCGCCCACACCGCGGCGAAGAGCACCGATGAGAACTTCCCGCCGTTCAGGTTCCGGGTCATAACCTCGGCGACAAACCGGGCGGCCTGCCAGTCGGACGGCTCGAAGAACTGCGCCTGGCCGGAGTCGCGGAGCGACAGGAACCAGTCGGCAGCGATCGAGTGCCACTGAGGATCGACCTCGGGAGGCTTCACCGGGGCGGCCGCAATGACCGAGACCTTCGACGGCTCGCTTTCCTTGTTGCGGCGGCGACGCTCAGTCGAGCGCTTCGGCACCGGACCGCGCGTAGCAGCTGCGGGCATTGGACGGGAACCTCCAAATAGGAGTGACCGGCCCGAGGGCCGTGGGGTCGAGCAGTTGGGAGCGGGCCGAGGTACTGCCCCTCGAGCACCAGGCGCATGAAGCCCGGGCAGCCGCTTGGCAGCCCGCATGAAATCTTGTCGCCCTACTGGACAACGACCTCGATTTGAAGACGTCTACAACCCGTACAGAATCTCTCGTCCTGTGCCCAGCGGTCTTTCGGTTTCTCGCTCTAGTGGTTGCTCCCCACCCCTACGCGGTGACCGCGGCGGCGGTGGGACTCGCGCATGCCCTCGCTGTGGCGCTCGCGGACGTCCGGCGACTCGAAGACCTCGCGGATCTTCACCGCAAGATGCGCTCGCCGTTCGTCGCCGATCGCGCTCCACGAACGCTGGGCGTTCTCGGCCTTCGTGACGGCCTCGAGGTGCTCCGGGTTGACACAGTTACGAACGCGGCACAGGTGATCGATCTCGTGACCATCAGGGATCGGGCCAACGTGGACTTCATAGCTGATCACGTGCGCGTACCGGACACGCTCATCGATGGTGATACGACCGTAGCCAGCGGGCTCGCAATACAACTGCCAGAGCCAACAGTCGTTCTCGTCGATCTCGGTGCTGCGCGCGATGCGCTCGGGCAGCGGAATCCGCTTGCTCATGCTGCGCGCGCTTCCTTCGCTGTCTCGCTGTTGTGGCACTCGGTGCACAAGGGTCTGAGTCTGTGGTCGGCGTCGGGATCACTCACGCCAGCGGCGACCAGGTCGCGCCGCTTGACGGGCCAGTGATCGGGCACCGTGGACGGCGCGCTACAGAGCGCGCACACGGGATGACGTGCGAGGAAGGCAGGACGGATCACCTTTGCCCAACGAGAGCCGTAGCCGCGCTGGGACGAGCCGGGACGAGTAGCGTCGTGCGCTGCCCGAGACTCGGAGAGATGCGCGTCACACTTCCCCGACGGATGGTCGGTCAAGTGCGGGCACTTCGGCTCCGAGCAAGTCCTGACTGTGCGACGCCGACTCATGCGGCACGTGGTAGCAACTGATCGCGGAGGGGAGCCAGCTCGGCGCGAAGCTTCGCCAGTCCCTTCTGCTCAGATATGGACGCGGCTTGGCGTGTGACACCACGCCGACGTGCGATCTGATCAAGAGTCTCGTTGCGAACATGATGCGCGATCACGGCTTCGCGTTCCCACTCAGTCAGCTTCGACAACGCAAGGATCAACGTCGCGCCGATCCACATAGGTTCGTCGTCCAGCACGAGGCTGACCTCCAACACGTCAAAGGAATCAGGCGGCTTTCGCCTGCGCGATGATCTGGCGCATCTCGGGCTGGGAGAGGATCGAGAGTGCACGCTCAGGTTTGATACGCGCCTGCTCAGCAGCAGCGTCGAAGTCCACGCCTGCGAGCACGAGCGCAACGAAGCGTTGCCGGCGGCGGTCTGACTCGGGCCCGCGCGGGCGTCCGCGTTCAGACATATCGATCACCTCTGAAACGCCAGAGACCGCCTGAGCGGCGGCCTGAGGGCGTAGTTCGCCCCGACACTTGATACGTCCCAAGGGACTTTTAGCACCGACGGCAGAGCCGTCAAACCCGACGGTAGAACCAGCGTCGGACGGAGCGGTCATGCAGCCTCGCTGCGCGCGATGATCCGGTTCACCTGACGCGCCGTGATCCCCCAAGTGCGGGCGACATCCTCCGTGGCAATGCGCTCATCTC